TTCATTGTTTTGCCTTCCTTATTTAGAACCATGTATAATTTATCTAAATGAGGTTCATCCCAAAACGATCCAGTATAAGTGTATCCTAATTTAGTGAATATAGCATCCCATACTTTTTTAACTTTAATAGCGGGTTTAAAATCTTGCACTGCTAACGAACCAGATGGTTCATCTATGCCTTGATTTATATTTGCTGAATAGTACATTTTTTGACCATACTCAGCTAATGGATAAACTATATCACCTGAAAATAATCCATTTGACCAACTTGAAGTAATTGCTGTTAATGAAGCTGTATGGTTATATATTGATAATGAATCTAGATCATTCAACGTATATAAGCGCGAGTTTACAGCGAAATCTGAAATTGAACCGTATAACGTGACTAAATAAGAATCAACGTATTTACCCTGGTATAGATTAACTCTATCTAATTTAATAAAGCCATATGCAATAAAAATACCATCAAAATTTAAACGAGCTTCAATTACTTGATTAGTATTAATTATGTCAGGCGAATAAACTGATATGTCGTAATATTGTTCAAAAAAATCATTATTTTTCCGCGTTCCAGGTAACGATATTTGCTGTGTAAATACACCAGGTATTTCACCAATGTCGGATATTTTAAGTATATTGTTATTAATTTTAATATCTTCATCCTGAAATGTATCCAAAACCACTTGAGCTGAACCTGTTCCTGCAACTAATCTACCTTTATAACTTAATGTTGACGCTCCTGCCATTATAAAATTAATTTATAATTATTTTTTCTAACTTGGAATGTATATTGAATTAACTTATTTACAACTCCTGTTTTTAATTGTAATGAATTTGTAATTAATTCTACTGGATATTGTATACCTTTGTTACTAGTACTATTTTCATCAAAAACATTTATTAAAACTAAATCTTCAGAAGGAGCTACAAGTAATTGTTCTATGATTTTATTATATTTTTGATCTAAATAATTAGTATTTAATGTTAATACTTCATACCCATCTGATATATATTTTTGATTTTGAGGAGTAGACTCATTATAAAAAAATGATGTACTATTCCAATCTCCCATTTGTGGTCTAAATGATTTAGAATCACCTTGAAATTGAGTAGTTGTTACTAAATTACATAATAAATTTTCTATACCATTGTATTTATTTTTAAATCTTAATACATATGGTGGGTATTTGGTAGGACATTCAATTTTATAATTTAAAGCTATACTACCTGATGAAATTTTATAAGATACTAAATTATTTTTTGAAATAGGAAAAAGGAAAGCAGTGGAAGGCCAAGCAATTAATTGATGATTAGGATCCAATGAATTTGAAGTTTGAAAAATATTTACTGAACCGGTTGATGTTGAACCGTTTTCATATAAACCAGTATAAACCCACGATTGAGTAGCTGGAGCTAATTGTCCTTTATAAACAGATACTGAATAAATTATACCACTACTGGTTATATCTAATATACTTTGGGTAATATCAGTAGCATCTGTCAATAAAGGAAATGGATTATTTGTAGTTAATAAAGGATTAGAATAAATATATGTTTGTTGATTTAACGACACATTAAATCTATCTCCAGCTGTATAATAACCAGGATAAGTTGCATAATTATAACTACCAGTAGTTTCAGCTACTAAATTAGAACCTGTAATATTTAATGAACCACTTTTATAAGTATAATTAAATATAACTTTATAATATTGATTATAGTCATTACCTAATGTATAATCAGCTAAAAATCTAGAAAAATCAAAAATACCTGAACCTGACGCATTAGGATATTTTCTTAATGTATAATTTGGTGTAGATCCTGAATTATTTGGTACTCCAGTCCACATATATAAATCAGCTGTATATTGAAATGCAGAAGCTGTATATATTGATGTATTATCTCTTACCGAAAATATTATTGGTGATTGAGCAGGCATTAAAGCTCCTGGTTGTTGTGTAAATGCTAAGGCCATTATTTATAAAATTCGTATACAGTATTATAACACATTATATAATTTTTATAGTATGTACAAAAAAAGCGCATTACCCACAACGATATTACATTATTAATCCTTATATACTATATTATGGAATGTAAATTGTAATCGCGAGGTAATGCGCTTATTTCGATTTTTTAAAATCCATAACTACTGTTTTAGCTATTTCTTTAGCTAATTGTTTTGATAATCCTACTTTTTGTTGTTTGATTGCTGCCATCATAAATGGAGTAGGTCTAATACCTTTTTCTCCAATTGAACGAGCTATAATATAAGCTAACGAACGTTTTGATGTTCCTTTATCTGGAGTAATACCACGTTGCTCAATCCACTGTAATATTGGTTTAGTTGGTGGTTGTCTAGCTCCCGCACGTCTACCTGATTCAACGTATACACCATATTGTAAATAAAAGAAACGTATATTTCCTTTTGGTGTTATATTAAAACGAATTGAATCACGTAATGCACCTGTATTTATTTTTCCAAAACGTAATAAATTTGCTTTTGCTGTATTAATTACTCTAATACACCATTGTTGTTTTACTTTATATAATGCTTGCGATATTGCCATTAGGGAACAACAGTTGAGTTGATAGCACAAATGTTTCCATCATAAGGCACTTCAACATCAAATATGGCTACCCATCCAGCTAATAAATTTGAAAAACGATCGTCAAACGGTGTACAAATTGCATCACCTAATATTTCATAATTGAAAGCATCTGGATTTCTACGTAAATAAGATATAATATCAGCTAATGATAAAAGCGTATCGTTATGCACGTCTACTATGTTTGACACGCCTTTATAATCTTTAAATAGATTGTTGCCTGTACCCGTAGATCTACCGTTTATTTCATTAACTCTATCAGCCATCAGTAATGACAAATTATAAGTCATTTTACTTTCTGATATTGTAATATTGTTTATAATTAAGTTACATAACGGAAATAGTGTGCCTTTTAAATCATCAATACCGAATATATCATCTAATGAAAATGATTCAACACGTGGGTGATCTTCACATAATGTATTTATATACGCTGTAAATTCGTAATAATTCATTTATTTTCTTTTTTAGAAACATATACCTTAAGCTTAACAATATTTGATTGCTTAGGATTATATGCTTTAGGCTTATTTGATTTTTTTACAATACCCATCCTCTATTATATTGTTGTCCTTTATTTGGATAAACGTTATCTGAAAAACCATTAGTAGCAGTATACTGTGGATATAAAGCATTTTGTGCAACTAAGTATGATACTAGTCGTTCAGCATAAAATGATGCTGTTTGTAATTCTTTCTGTAATAGAAAATCTAGATCATTTTTTGATGTTGGTGAGCCTTGTTCTGAATTATTATTTCTAACTACTGAACCATTACCAAATGTATAAGCTAAATAAGGTAATGCTTCAACCATTGTATAATGTACTAACGTATCTGTAATATAATCATCTAATAATGTTTGATATACACCAGTAACTGTATTTGCAGTAATTTGAGTTTGTAAATATTCATATAAAACAGTACCTAATAAAATAAGCATGTTTTTATCTTGTGCTACCTTAATAAATGGTACAATCTTATCAGGATCGATATTTGCACCAAGTGGTGTACGTTTAATTATATCGTTACGAGAACAAAAAAGTATATTCTTAGACATTTGTATCTGGGTTTATATTAGGATTATCTACTAAATCACTAACATTAGAATCATTCATTGCTTGATCTTCAATCATATCATCTGCAGCATAAGTTGAACCTGTTTGTTCTACCATATCTGCTTTAATAGTAAATGGTATTAATGGTTCAATAAACATTGCGTCTAAATCTTCTTGACTGAAATTATTGTAATATAGTATTTCTTTTAATGCTTTGATAAAATCACGTTGCATTGGTTGAATAACCATCGTGTTGAATATATCATAAGATGTTTTTAGTTCTTCAGAATTTGATGAGAAACCAGATGCATCTTTAATACCTAACAATAATGGTGATGTTAATTTATGAGCAAGCATAATTTTCTGCATTGCTTCTTCAGATAAGAAACGATATTGCTCATGTAAATTTTCAGATCTAATAGTTTCAATTGATGTTTTTTGATCTGCATTCTCATTAAAAGATAAAATAAACTTACCAGCATTTGTTGTTCCTGAATATTTCTCTTTAATTGCTTGTTCAACCATATATTGTTCTTCTTCTGCAGGTACGCCTGAATTAAAGTTAATAATAGTTGATGGTAAGAAATTATTTAAGATATTGTTGATGTGTAAATTAGCAACTTCTTCTTCTACAGCACAGTATTGTATTGCAGAATAATAATCAGGTATTCCATAATAAAATTTGCCTGGAGATACACGTTTAAAATAAAGTACTTGGCAGTTGTTAGCATATTCTTTTTGACCAAATGACGGGATATATGATGGTTTAATACGTGCATTTTCCCAATCTGATGAATAATAATAACCTTCAATTACGCCATCTTCATTACACTTACCTGCTCTTAATGTATTAACTGGTAGATGATAAAATGCTTTAATTTGTTTGCCTGCAAATTCAACTGATATAGATGCATTACCGAATAACTTATAATCAAATAATATTTTCTGTAATTCGTCTTCTGTAGTTAATTTATAGAATTCGTCTTGAACTATTGGTTTGTCTTTAAATTTAACACCTTTACCATTTAATAGATTAACAATACCATCCATTACAGCATTGTTAGTTTGAGATGTTTCGTAACGTTTTATTAGAGTATCAAAGAAATCATTCTGATAATCAATACCATAATTGACCCATTCCTTTTTAGCCATAGATGATTCAGATATGACTGGTAATGTATAACCACCTGATAATGCTACTACTCTAATATTACTTTTATGTTTTTCCATTTTTAGAAAATTATGTATTCTGTTAAACTACCAGTATATGATGTAAACGGTTCTGCAGTTATAATATCTGCTGATGCTGTTGTTCTCATTATTTCACCTAAATACAATGATGAACTTATTGAACCAGTAGTTTGAAATATTTTTATTGAATGTATTGTATCGTATGCTATTGATGCTGATGCTCTAACATTCAAATAACCATTAAAATCATAGCTAGCAGTTACGTTAGTTATATTAGTTAGTACATTAGTATCTTCATTAACTAATTCTAATTTAAATTTAGATGAACTATATGAAGCACTTGGTGCTGTACGTATTTTAAATAAGGGACTACTTCCGCTAACTATTATCATAGTATTATAACACTACATTTGAATTTTATTTTATAGACAAAAAAAGGA